CCGGCACTCGGCCTTGCTCCGGAGCACCTTGCCGTTCGCCATGATCGGCCGGAACGGAGACACTGGGTGGAAGACGTCGGTGTCCACGCCGTGATAGACGACGGGCGGCCGCTCTCCGGTGAGCTTGGCGATCTCGTCGGCGCCGAATTCGCACATCGCGATCGGCTTGGCCACGCTCCAGATGGACAGCCACGCCGGCGGAAGGGCGATGCCCTCGATCGGGACGTAGTGCCAGAGCGGGAAGCCCGTGGGAACGAGGCCGAGCACGGGGTTGCCTAGCAGGCTGCCGGCGTCGCCGATGATGACGGCCGACTCGGGCGCCCAGCCATCTTCGAAGAGGCCCCCCGTGAACAGGCGGCTGATTCGCTCAGACGCCTGAACGGCGGCTTCCTGATCCGCAACGGACAACCAGCCCTCGCCCATCGCCGCGGTCCGGCTCGCGAACGGCTCCGGCAGCTCGCCAAGCTCGTTGAACGACAGGAACCGGCAATCGATGCCGCGAGCCAGCAGCGCCCGGCCGAGATCCATCGTCACGGTTCCGAAACCTGTGGTGGCGAGATCCCCGATCAGCAGGAGCTTCATCGCAGCCCCTCCGCGAGATAGCAGCCGATCGTCAGGTTGCGCTGGTGAGCGACTACACCGGGGAGCGCGAGACATTCGGCGTGCGTCCAGGTCTCGACGTGCTCTTCGTACGGGTTGCCCTCTTCGGGGCCTTGCGGGTACGGGACGATCGGGATGGAGAGCAGGACGCTGCGAGAGCGCTCGCGAGCGCTTTGCCAGACGGCCAGCGCATCGGCGCGCGGCATGTGCTCCAGCACGTCGCCGAAGATCACGAGCGACACGTCGGGCCAGAGCAGTCGGCGCACGTCACCAATGACCACGCCGCCGCTGTACTTCGCGGGCAGGCCGAACTGCGCGACGTAGGGCTCCCACGCTTCGACGGCCGCCCACGCCTGCCCCGGCTGAGCCGCCAGGTCGAAGTAGGTCCCACAGCCGGCGCCCACGTCGAGTACGGAGGCGGGCGCCAGGCGGTCGATTTGTCCGCGCATCCAGTCCTTGCCCTCAGTTGAGCTGTACGGCATCAGACGGCCTCCATCGAGTGATAGAGGGCCAGGTCCGCGTCTTGCCGGGCGGATGTCTTGGAGTGGATCAGGTAGGCCCCACGCGGCGCCTTCGGCAGCCAGGGCGTGCCACGGGTGGCCGACTCGGGCCGGCCCTCGAGCTCCACCTGCTCGTGGACGGGCTTGACCCAGCGGCCGGCAGATGCCCGGAACAGGCGACAATGCCAGTCGGCCTCGACTTCCGACCCCCTCTGCCCATCGACGTAGCCCCGGGTCCAGAACAGGTAGCCGCGCGGCGCCTCGTATGTCGCACCCTGCCACGTTTCGTCGTGCCACTCGGAGCGATCCACCATCCCCAGGAAGGCGAGCATGTCCGCAGACGGCAACTCGTCCGGATCCAGGTGCAGGATCCAGTCACCGTGAACGTACTCCAGCGCGGCGTTACGGGCAGCGGCGAAATCGTTGCGCCAGCGGAACATCGCGGTCACGCTTCCGTCGGCACACTGGCAACCCAGGCCAGCGATGCGTTCGCAGACTTCCGGCGCTGTCCGGTCGTCCACCACGATCACGACCTGGCCCACGACGGGCGAGACGTAATCGAGCAGCATCGCCAGGCGGTCGAGCGGCGGGTCGAGAACGAGCATTGCCAGCGAAATCATGGTTGCGCTCCATAGTTGACACGAGGAAAGGCCATATGTAGAGTTGGTAATACACGGCGGGGCAAGGCTAGGCGTGGCCCGGCATGGCATGGCAGGGCGCGGCGGGGCAAGGCTAGGCAAGGAGCGCACGGCATGGAAGTACAGGTAGAACTGACGGGCGTCACGGGGCTCGTCATGCACAACGGCCGACTGGCCGATCCTCTCGACCCGATCACGAAAGAGCTTGCAAAGCTGACGGACAAGCACGGCCGCACGGAGGCCGAAGAGGAACAGGTCGCCGACGTGGAATGGCGCGGGTCGCTCTATTGGGAGGACGGCCCATACGTTCCGACCGTGAACATCGTCCGCTGTCTGCGCGACGCAGCGACCGCCTGGAAGCTCGGCGAGGCGGTCTACCGCTCCCTGAGCCCACTGACAGACCGCGTGCCACTTGTTCATGACGGCCCCAAGACTCTCTCGGCTCTGGCTGCCAAGCCGGAGTACCGCTGGCGGACGACCGTAAAGATTGGCCGCAACCGCACCGCGCGAACCCGCCCGATCTTCCGGCGATGGTCCGCGACCGCATCGTTCGAGCTGGACGACATGGAACTTTCGATGGATGACCTGCTCCGCATCATCGAGCGGGCCGGCCGACTCCAAGGCATTGGCGATGCCCGGAAGCTCGGATACGGCCGCTTCACGGCGAAGGTGGCCGCATGAGCGCCAAGTTCACGCCGAAGGGCGAGCGGGCTGAGTGGCGCATGATCTACGAAGACCTGCTCGCGAGCGCCGAGCCCGGACACGTCATCACCTACGCCCAGCTGGAGGAACTGCTCGGGCGTGAGTTTGCCTCTAACCGAGGTCCGCTCTATCGTGCCCGTCGCACCCTTGGCGAGCTTCAGCATCGATGGCTGGAGTCGACGCCGGGCGTCGGCTACCGCGTGATCGAACCGGCTGAGCACGTCCGGATCTCCGCCACTCACAGGCGCAAGAGCCGGAGGCAGGTCGGCATGGCGATCCGCGTCCTGGACGCTACCGATCTGGAGCGGCTCACGCCCGACGGGTTGGCTACCTTCGACAAACAGCAGAAGATGACGTTCGCGCTCTGGGCGATCTTCGCTCACGAGTCGCGTCTGCGACGCATCGAAGACGCTCTCCGAAAGGAGGGCTTGCTCTAGCAGTGCTGGGCGTGGCCCGGCATGGCATGGATGGGCGCGGTTTGGCGAGCCGGGGCTCGGCCGGGCGTGGCGAGGCATGGGGAGACCGAACGTTAGCGGCTTTGCTGCTGGCATTCGGTCTCCTTTCTTTGTCGGGGTGTGGGGCCGGGACCGGAGCGCGAGCCCGGCCCCACGGTCTAGGGGGTTACGTGGATCAGGTGCCGACCGTCGTGATGCGCTGGAACATGCCAGCGAGCACGTACGGGGTGGCGTTGAAGCCGAATTCCTCTTCGGCGCGGAAGCCCGTCAGGTTGTAATCCCAGCGGGTGCCGGCCTGGTCGGAGGTGTCGATGCGGTAGCCGAGTCCGGTGAACATCGTGGCCGAACCGAACTCGCCCACGACCGCCGTGCCGGCGGGCATGTTGGAGTTGCGGATGACCGGGATGCCGAAGAGCGGAGACTGCCGATTGTCGGTAGCGACCGGCATCGGAGCCCCAGCCATGAAGCTGTTGAGGTACGGCCGGATGGCCGAGCCTTCGAGCGCGAGGTACGTCCAGAAGTCGCTCGGGTACAGGATCGCGCCGTCGACCTGGCGGTTGCGGTTCTCGAGCGCCCCGATGGCCTGAGCGATGGCACCGAAGACGGACGCCGCCGGGGTGGCGAAGCCCGCCACGTCGGAGGTGTCGTACGTGGTGGCCGCGTCGTTCAGCGCGGTGATGATGCCCTTCGGCTCGCCGGTTCCCGAACCGCGGAGCAGGTAGTACGCCTCGCCCAGAGCCATGCTCCGGCCGAGACGGTTGGAGACGTCGGACTCAGCGGCGCCCTGCGAGTAGCGCAGGAGCTGATTGGCGACGTCGATGATCTTGGCGAGGGTGTACATCGTCGCGGTGTACTGCAGGAACGCTGCATCCTCGTTGGCCTTGAGCGAGCCCCAGGCGGCGACCACTGCCCGCGTGGCAACGGCCGACTCCAGAGGGATCGCGACCGCAGGCGCGGCCACGTTCGAAACGACGTTGATGAGCGAGCGCATCGGGTTCAGCGCCGTGGCGATCTCCACGAGCTTCCCGACCACTGCGTTCGGGGCGATCCAGAGGCCCGTCGCCCCTGTGGTGCCCACGACGGCCTTGCCCGCTTCGCCGTCCTGGCCAAGCTCGATAGAGCCCATGCCGGGACCCTGAGCGACTCGAGCGCCCATGGCCGCGAGTGCGGCCTTGCCCGCGAGTTGCGTGCCGTAGTCCTGGTTGCGGCTCTCGAAGACGCCCCGGAGGAACGAGCCCGGCTCGTACTCGGCGGTGGAGCGTCCGCCCAGGCCCACGAGCGACGCCTTGCTGGGGCTCCGCGTGGTCGAGAGCAGGTGCTCCATGTCCGCGACGGCCTTCTCGGTCGCCTCTCGGCGAACCTCGGACTCGCGGACTTCCTTGAGGGCTTCGAGCTCTCCCGCGACACGAACGCGCTCGGTGTCCGCGGCGCCCCATCGGGCCTTGTCGGACTCCCGAGACTCGCCCATGACGCCGACGAGCTCCTGGATCTTGGTGGTGAACTGGCCGATCTTCTCGTCCAATTCGGTGACAGACATGGTCACGTTGTCTCCTTAGGGTTGCCGGCGCGCATCTCGTCCAGGCACGCCTGGATAGCCGCGATCGCTTCCTGCAACCGGGTTTCGTTGGCTGAGGAGATAACCCGCCCCGCCTTTGCCGCATCGCCGCCCGTGAGTTCGGATGCAGTGCCGGACTGGAGTTCGTCGAGACTGCCCAACAGGTCGCGAATGCGATCGTCGAGCGTGATCCCCGAGAGGTCGAACAGATCGAGCGCTGCCTTGCCTGAGGCGAAGCTCGACATGTCGTTTTGCGGCGAGGTCGAAAGGGTCTGGATCATGTATGGCCACACTTCGATGTGACCGGCCTTGCCGCGCTTGATGAGATTGGGATAGGCGTGGGAGCTACCGCGCAGGGGTGCGCCTCGTTCGATCAGCTCCTCGATCAGCCGGAGGCGCCGCTCGCCGGCCTGCATCCAGGTGTTGACCCACCAGCCCTCGGACTCCATCGAGAGATCGGTCGCCTTGCCGAGCAGGACGCCGTTCATGATCCCGGTCGGATCCTTGGAGTGGTGCCAGTCGATCGGGCGCTCGGTGAACCATGTCGGCTTGATGTCCGTGTCGGCGTCGAAGAACTCGCCGTCGAGGTCGCGCCCCTTGTCATCATCGAAGCCGAACGTCGAGCCCGAGAGCGGCCCGTAGAACGGGATGGCAAGCAGTCGGCGAGCGCGCTTGCCGGCGAGCCAGTCGGCGATCTCGCCATCGCGGAGCGGCTCGGCCTTCATGGGCAGGAGCGCTTTGTCAGTCATCTAATTCACCCTGCAATCTGGTACAATGTCCGCATGGCGCGGGGCGGTAAGGAAAGAGACATCGACTACGGGGCGCTTCATGCCCGCTACTTGGCGGGCGAGAGCGGAGTGCGGGTCGCCGAGAGCGTCGGCATCAAGTGGTCGGGACTCTATCGGGCATGGGCTCGTCTTGGACTGCCGCGGCGTCAGCACCGGGAAGCGGCTCAATTGCTCCTGCGGCAGCACCCAGAGCGGGCCGCTCTCATTGAACATGCCCGCGCTCGGCAGCCCTCTGTCTTCTCGCAAGAGACGGTGGAGCGTCGCGCCCGAACGCGAGAGGCACGCGGTCTTGGGATCAGTGAGAACGAAGTGCGCCTCGCGGCCTTGCTCGTGGCATTGCACATCCCGTTTCGACAGCAGGCGGCAATCGGTCGCTTCAATGCGGACTTCGCCTTCGACGCGCTGCGACTGGTGCTCGAAGTGGATGGGGGCGGTCACAGCATTCGGAGCCATACGAGACGCCCCGCGAGGGAGGCGGCAATGGAGGTCGCCGGATGGACAGTCCGACACGTCGAAACCCGCCGCCAGGATTGGCTGAATGTGGCGCTGCAGATCATTCATGCGTCACGCCCCTGACCCAATCACAGGTGCCCAATCTAGCGACCCGTTGGGATGTTCAGCAGCGTCTTCGGCGTCCGCTTCGTCGAGCGTGAAGATCTGCCCGTTCCGCGCGGCGCACTCTTCATCGCCGTCCCCGTCGATCGCTTCCACCATCTCAATGCCCGCCTCGCCGTACGACCCGAGAGCGGCCTCGTTGTAAGCGGTCATGAGTTCGGTTCGCCCGATCATCTCGGCGCGGTATTCGTCGAAGGTCGTGGCTGACTCGATCAGATCGCCCAGAGCAGCGGGGGAGAGCCCATCGCGTACGCCCTGGTCAATCAGGTCCTGCACGGCGTCGCGGGTGGTCGCGTTGATGTTCGTGATCCGCGCCCCGCCCTTGCCAAGCACGATCGCGAGCACACGCTCGACGAATGTCTCTTCGTCCGGGATGGGAAGGGGGTCAGCCTTGCCCGTCGGGATGAGTTCCTTCACCTGAGCGGAGACGACGCCGGCGATACCGCCCAGGTGTGGCAGCAGCGCGGACCGGAGCCGGTCATCCCATTGCTTGGCGTTCCACCAGACCGCCTGGTCCTTGGGCTCGTTCGCAAGATGTGCGCCCTTGGCTCTCACCTTCTCGGCGATCTCCGCGCGCTGTGCGACCAGGAACTTGGCGAGCGCGGCCCGCAGCCGCGGCTCCATCGTCTTCTCGACGTGAGCCCGGAGGCGCGTCATGCTCGTGCGAATCGGCGCAGCCTTGCCGGTCGAGTTGCCGCCCGACGTCTCACCAGCTGCAGCCGCGGCAGCCGAACCTGTGCCTGCGGGAACTCGCCCCAGCGCTGCCTCGGTCGAAGAAGTGGTAGCGACGGCCGTGGCGCTGCCTGCGACCTGGACCAGCGTTCCCGGGACCCAGTATTCCAACCCCAGGGGCCCGCCCGATGGCCCGAGGATCGTCGGGTCGATCGGGTCGATCCCGATCAGCCCGCGCCGCGTGTCGTTGTCCATCATCAGGGTCGACGACTTGCCCAAAAGGTCATAGCGCGGGGAGTCGTCGTCGAACTCGGGCTCCTCGAGCTCGAGGTGGAGATCGGCGCCGAGCTTCTGCCAGCGATCCACCAGCTGGTACTGGATGACCTCCCAGAACGCCACCAGCCGGGGATGCACGGCGTTCTGCTGAAGCGCCGCCTCGTCGTACTTGCGGGTGTCGCCGCTGTTGAGACCGGCGGGAGTGACGCCGCCAATCTGGGAGAGGGGCACGCCCCAGATGGCGAGGATGTCTTCCTTGCTCTGGGTCATGAGTTCGAGCAAGCCGATCTCCGTCGGCTTGGCGGCGGTATGGGTGAAATCGATCGGACCCTGGGCGACAGTCATACGCTTGGCGGCGTTCGGTGAGTCAGCGACCGTTCGCAGGTCGCGGGTCAGCTGCTGGTAGACCTGATCCGGGATCGTGCCGCCGCTCTTTGCGGAGATCACTCCCGCAATCCGGCCGCCGGAAGCAAGGGTGTCGCCGGCATACCCGTCGGCCAGGCGGGACAGCGACACCTTGGTCATGGCCGCCTGCACCTTGCCGATGCCGAAGTGGCCGGTAATCGGCGGGGCGAGCTTGAAGTGCAGCACCTCATCGAGACGCAGCGCGGTCCCGGTGCCCGCCGTCTGGCGGTAGTCCAGCACCCATCCGGTGAGGTTGCCCTGCGCGTCTTCGGCGGGCGTCATGCGAACGGGGTTGATGTACAGCAGCGCGAGCGGAGTCTGAGCGAGCCCGTCTTCCTGGTCCATCAACCAGAACGAGGACCCGCAGATGCCCATGTCTCGTGAGACGAGGTGCCACAACTCCCGGCGAGTGAGCTTCGAGCCGACGTCCAGATTGGCCTGCGGCTTCTCGAAGAGGTCCAGACAGCGCCGGGCGGCCTCGTTTGGGTAGGACCCGTCGACCTCGGTGTCATCCTGGTCTTCGAGGTGCCACTCGGTAGAGGCGAACTTGCCGGAGATCGCCTCCTCAGCGGCGAATACCCAGGGGTTCGAGAGGTAGACCTGCTGAGCCTGGCGCATGAGCGAGTGGGGGTCGGCCTGTGTCGCGCTCCACAGCGGCTGGAGCGTCATCATCGCGGCCGCGCCGGGGCCCGTGACAGCCTTCTCGGCGACGGGGGCGGCCGGCGCGATGCGGGGCGGAATGAGCAGGCTCACGGCGCCACCTCCGGCGGCTTAGGTGGGGTGCGAAGGTCGATCACCGCGGCCAGGGCAAAGGCAACGGCGGCAATGAAGATCAGCGCGAAAGGCAACCAGATCAGCGCAAGCCCGAGAGCGCCGGCAATGGTGCCGAGTAGGACAAAACGGTCGAAGGGCGACAGGCTCGTCATGCGTTCCCCGATCCGTAGGTGCCCCAGACGTTTGTTCGGAGCGCCATAACGGCGTAGCGGAGCGCGTCGCACGCGTCGTCGCCGACCTTGACCGGGCGTTCCTGCTGGCCGTTGCGATCGGAGAGCCAGGTGTAGGCGGGCAGCTCGCCGAGCAGCCCGGAACACGTCGGGGCGATGGTGAGCCCACTGCGGAGCGCGTCCGTCACTGCGGAGATGCCGGGCAGCACGTCGTTCGTGGCGGGGATGACCACGAGGCCGGCACGCTGCAACGTCAGGATGTTCTGTGGTTCGCTCGGGTCGGCGTAGAACGCCTCGATGCCGAACTGAACTTGCATCGAGAGCAGGCGCGGGATCAGATCGTCGAGCGTCTTGCCGCGCTCGTAGAGCTCGTGCAGCGCTGCCATGCTCCCCGAGCCGGACTGTCCAACGACCTCGCATGCGAAGGCGTGGACGAAACCCCAGTCAATGCCCGCGACGGTGCGCTTCCAGACGATCGAAGGATCGGGGAAACGGATCTGGCCGTCGGGCAGGTAGTAAATCGCGCCTTCGGCCGCAACCCACAGGCCCCTACCAAGCCGCTGCCCCTGAGCCGTGTCAGGCAGGCCTGCGAGCATCTCGAGATAGTCGGGCGCGAGGAACTTGTTGGAGGTGGCCACGAACATGCTGCGGCCCGCGCTGGTCATGCGCTGCCTGAGCCAGTGGGTAGGCGGGCCCGGATTCGTCGCGGCGGCGAGCTGGTGCCAGCCCATGCGCGGATCCCGCAGACGACCCAGGAGCATGATCCAGTCGCCCTCGGTGATCTCCACTGCCTCGTCCACCCCGGCCCACCCGAGATCGAGCGATCCCACCTTGCTGGGCACGCCGGTCAACGGGTCCGGATCCAGCCCCAGGAAGTAGATGCGGCTCCCGTTGGTCAGCTCGTACCAGTTCTCGCTCTTGTTCCGCTGCGCGATCTGCCGAAGGTCGACCACGTCGCGCAGGAACGTGCGCTCTGTCGTGGGTTCGATGCTGGACTTGATCTTGCGGAATAGCGCGACCGTCACGCCGGGGTAGTTGCGAGCAACCCACCACGCCTTCTCGCACAACACGCGGCTCTTCCCGGCGCCCATCCAGCCCGACAGCAGCACCTCAGGCTCATGAGAGTCGAAGAACGACTTATGGACGTCGGAGGCGTAGTCGGCCGGCGGACGGCGGCGCTCTCGCTCAGCAAGCAGGAGATGCAGAGCGGCCTGGTTCAGCGCCGGCGGCGTGTAGATCATCATGCCGACTTGGCCTTCGCCTGGGCCACCAGGCGCTCGGCCTCAGCGATGGCCGCTTCGAGTTCAGCGTCAGGAAGCATCGCCAGGAACTCGAGCTTCGATTCGATCGTGAGCTTGCTGCCCTCAGCCCTGTCGGCCGCCCGGTCGAACGCGGTGACATTCCGCGCGAAATCTTCGGCGTTCTCCTCGGTGGTCCCGAAGGCGCGGGCCGCAGCCTCCCGGGCCAGGGCGTCCCCAATCTTGGAGAGCGAAAGGTCGGCGAATGCCTCCAGCGCCGCCTTGGCCTTGGCCTCTGAGTCGGCGTGCTTCCGTCCGTTCTTGCTCTTGCCGAAATGCAGCTTGCAGCTACCGGTCCCCTTGTGGTCGGTGCCCCAGCCCTTGTATTGGGTACAGGGCCTCGAACCGTTGAGCGCGTTGGTCGCGCCACCGCAGTGCTTGTCTGGATCGAAGACACGCGGATGCGCCGCCGGCGGCCGATCGCGCGAAGCGAGCCCACGCACAGCAACGCCAGGCGCGGTCTTGGCCGGCCTGGCCTGCGTGGGCTCGATCTTGTCCGCCATGTGGCTCCCTGCGAGTAAGGGCCCCTACCGATTGCCGCCTCCACTCGCACTCGGGCGGCTCGGTGCTGTTGCTACTTCTTCTTGCCGAATGGCGGGGCCTTCTTGCCCCCGAACGGAGCCGAAGGCTTGTTGGCGCTCAGCCGCTTATCGGCCGGCGTGCCGGGAGAGGGCTTACCGCCCAATGTAGGGCTCCTTTCTAACGTGCCACCATCGGCGGTGTTCGTAGTCGCCTGTTGGGGTTGTGCCAGCCATGACCGGGGCTGGCGCCGGGACCGCCACAGAGGCAGCGCGCTCAGCCCACAGATCAGGTGGGATGGCCGCTGGACGTTGCACTGAGTGCTGGCGGATCATGTGGTCAGGCCGCCTTGTTCGCTGCGCTCAACTGCCGGCTCGCATCTTCAGCGAGTACCTCTGAGCGCGTCGTGCCAATGACAGGCGGGACGAGGTAGGGCACGGCCTTCGTGCGGAAGATCGCGGCACCGGCAAGGACGCCGGCCACGATTGCCGCCTTGAGATCGGAGGGGCCATAGGCTGCGACAGCCACCGCGAGCCCGCCCATGATCGCGTCTCGGGAGGCGGAGCGGAGGGGTTTGGGCAGGCCCATCCAGGCTGTGCGTATGGCGTTGGCGATGTTGCGGATCTTGGTCACGACCATGCTCCTTTGGGGTAAGCCAACATGTCGCCCGAACCCAGGGCGAACGTCTTGACGACGGACCAGCGGACCCACTCGCCCTTGAAGTTGTACAACCACGGGTACCAGGGCGAGCCGTGCCAGAGCGGATCGCGCCACCACACCAACGGGTCGTCCGTTGCAGCTGTGTCGGGGTCGATCGGGCCGACGCAAACGGCGTGCCAGGCCTCGGGGTTCGTCGCGAATGCGCGATCCCACCGCTGGAGGTCGGCCGGGAGAAGGTGGTAGTTCCCGGCGACCGTCAGGACGTAGCCCGCCCGGAGGTGCGTCAGCGCGTCGGCGATCGACTTGACGCCTTCGGGGGCGTGGCCGTAGCGCGCCAGGACTGCGGCTCGAATCTGCGCCGTGGTCCGTCCGCCGTTGGGCGTGTGAGCACCCACGGCGTAGAGCGCCGCGAGGGACTTGGCGATCAGGCTCGTCGATGGCCGTGCCCACGAGAGAGCGTCGAGGGCAGCCGCCTCCGTACAGGCGACATACCGCGTCTTGCCCAGGATGCGCCGGAGCAACGTTGTTTCCGTGCAGTTGCCGAGTGTGAGATTGGCCGGCATGGTCATTCGGGGATGCTCCGTTTCGTAGCGCCGCATTGGCAATGGCAACGGTCATCAATGAGACCGCCGACGATGGGGCCGCGCGAGAACCCGCGCGAGAGCTTCTGGAGGGCGCGGCCGATCTTGCGGGCGAGCGCCGCCTCCTCTTTGGTCATGGGCGGGAGAACGGGCGCGGGTTGCGGGCTGCTCATGACCCCACCACCGATCCGTCGGCATCCCATGTAAACTCGCCCACCGGCCGGTGCATCCGGCAGGCGCAGCAGTAGGTCGCGCCATAGAACTTCGGGTCCCGGGCATAGGTCTCGGATAGGGCCACGCCCATCGTCGTGAGCGAGCCGCAGGTCGTGTGGATGTACTTGTCGCGGTAGGGCCGGACGAAACCCCGGGCGCACTCAGCCTCCGAGAGGACCAGATACGCCTCGGCCTGGGGAACAGGGTCGCTGTCGGAGCCGTGCGTCAGACGCGGGTCGGACGGATCGGTGGTGAGATGGTCGCTCATGGCAGCCGCTCCGCTTGCGTCTCTGTCACGGTCACATCGGGGCCGTAGGTGTGGTTTGAAGAAGCAGTCGGCGACGGGGAGGCCGTGGGGGCAGATGTGGTCCATCGGCTCAGGCGTCAGTGCGTCGCCCATCCGGTCAGCCGCGACGTTGCGGCGGTGGTCGAGATACACGACCAGGGCGTACAGCCCTAGGATGGCCAGGATGCTGAGGCTCCAGAAC